CCCCATGTTATTGGGGTGGGGGCGACCGGCAACGACACGACGCATGTTCATCTGCCTTTCCTGTCCTACGGGGACGATGATCTCAACAACAGGTTGGTGCTGATCTACGACACTTCCGAAGAAGAGTACCATTCGCGATGGATTGAGGATTGGGATATGGCGAGCGGGTTGGCGATGTTGTCAGAACCCCCTTTGCCGTTCACGCCTGTCGAGGGCGATGGGGTTTATCTGTTTGCTCTTCGCCGAGGTTTTACGGAAGAGGACCGGACCATGCTCGAAATGGTCAAGGCCCTTGTCTCGGCAGGCCCTATCGAATCGGCGTCCGCGACCCACGTATCGAAGCAAGGTAACGAGCTCGTGCTGACGCGAGGCGAAGCCTACCTCGACGCCAACAACAACAAGGTCTCGTTCACGATCAGTGACAGCCGCCTGCCGGCCGACCCGATCGGCGACGGCACGACGGTCTACCTCCGCCTCCGCAAGAGGAATGGCGGAGACACCCTCGCGGTCGAAGGCGAGATCTCGTCGTTCACGGCGCCGGTCGCTGTCGTGGCCTTTGAGATGACAAAGGCTCAGGTGCTTGCACTGGCCCCTGGCAAAGCGGCGTATCTGTACGAGATTGATTTCCATATCGAGGGCGATGCAGAGCAGGCCATTACCTCGATCCCGGCCTCTCCCTGCTCGATCCGAGATAACGTGGGGTGATGAAATGCCTAAAACCATTGCTAAGTTTCTGGAGTCCCTCAAGGCTGAGTGGAAATGGGTCACGGTGGCCGCAATCGTCGTTTTCTCGGCGGGTATGGCATGGGCAGAGATGAAGGCCAAGGAGGGGCAACTACACGCTCTCAAGGTCCGCGTCGAGCGGGTGGAGGGGATGTGGGAAACCATCATCAGGATCGATGAGAACGTGAAGAGCATGAAAGAGTCGATCGCTGAATTGAGGGCGAAGCCTTGAATGGGTCAACTATCTCGACAATTCGAGAGGGTGTATGGAGAGATCAGCAGTGATATCTACAAGCTCTGTCTCGTGATGAACTTCAAGCCGACGTGGCAGCAGAGGCAATACTTCAACGCGGTGATGCGAGCTCAGTACGGCAAGGGTCTGAACTGGATCGCGGTTAAGAGCGGGCAGGGTCCGGGCAAGACGACAGCCTCCGTCATCGTGGCGATCTTCCGGTGCCTTCAGGCGGTCAACGCCCTGACGATCGTCACGGCCCCGACGATGCGACAGTGCCGCGAAGTGTGGCTCGCAGAGGCCCGACGACTGGTGGAGAAGTCCGACCCCTTCCTCCAGAATCTCGTCAAGGTCACCAAGTCCAAGATCGAGATCGCCGGCCTGCCTGATTGGGGCGTGAAGATGTTCACGGCCACGCAAGAGGAAAAGGCCCAGGGCTTCCATGAGAAGAACATGACGGTGCTCTGCGAGGAAGCCTCGGGCATTCCTCGCGAGATCATTACACAGTTCAAGGGCACGCTCTCTAACCCCAATGCTCTGTTCATTCAGATCGGCAACCCCAATACACGAGATTGCGCGTTTTTTGACTGCTTCCATGCGAACAAGGATAGGTGGTCTACGTTCTCCTTCAATGCCGAGGACACCGCCCGAGATTACCCCCACATCGTCAATCCGCAGCGAAATAAAGACCTCGCCGACGAGTTCGGCAGGGACTCGGATGTATACAGAGTTCGCGTGCTCGGTGAGTTCCCTCACACGGACCCGAACTGCGTCCTGTCGAGCGAGCAGGTCGAAAAGTGCATGGACAAGTCCTTCATGCTCAAGGCGTCCAGGCTCGCTCGCGAGGAAAGGTACGGCGGCGGGATCGCGAAGCAGTTCGGCATCGACTATGCCCGCTTTGGCGGGGACGAGAGCACTATCTTTCGCCGCGCAGGCAACGCGATCGTCGAGTGGAAGTTCTTCTCGCACATGGAACCGAGCGATGTCACGGACATCGCCTTCAACATGCAGAAGGGGGCGATGTGGAAGGACGATCAGTGTTGGTTCGTGGCCGATGCGGGGGGCATGGGCCAGGGCGTCATGCACAAGTTCTATGATGAGCAAAAGCAGGTACTTGAGTTCCATAACGCTGGAAAAGCGATCGATGCCGACTACGATAACAAGATCACCGAGGCGTGGTTCTCATTGGCAAGATTGGTAAAACAGGAAGCATGTTATCTGCCAAAAGATCACCAGCTATTGAAGCAGTTGACGACCCGACTCTATTTCGTGAACAAGAAGGGGAAACTTATTCTCGAATCGAAGGACGAGTTCGTGAAGCGATCGGACCAGGGGTCTCCCGACCGCGCCGATGGGTGTGTGATGTCCTTCTACGATGATGTGACCGCGGCCGGCCACATCAGCCAGCGAACGCGATCGGAGAGAATGGTCGGATCGGGGGCCAACGGCACATGAAATGTCCAAGGTGCGAACATCCCGAGATGCGAGTGACCAACACCTACGATGTCGGCACAACCGGCAGGGTGCAGCGGCTTGTGTGCCGGAACCGGAGTTGTTGGTGTGTCGTGACGGCTCAAGTCATTTATCAAATCGTTAACATCGACCCTGACTACGGACAAGGAGCGTCGTCCGTGGCGAAGAAACTCAAGGAAGAGGAGATACCCCATGGCGCACAACAGCATGTCCCCTGAGAAGGTGGAAGAGGCTAAAGCGGCGTTGACCAAGTACGGTAATGCAAGTGCCGCGTCAAGGGCCTTGGGCATTTCTCGATCCACTCTAAGGGATCGTCTCTCTGCTGCGGATAATTCTCCGACGCCTTCCGAGAAACTTCAGTTCGAGGCGACAGAGAGCGACGGTGTCATCACCGCCGTCTCGAAGACGATCCGAACGCTCGAAGATGCCCTCGCCGCGGCCGATGTCGATTCCAAGGTGTGGGAGGTTGAGAGGCACGTCATCAACAAGTGGGACATGGGCGCCAAGCTCGGACAGGGGGAGAACGAGAAACTCGCGGCGATGGAGCTCTGGCAGGTGAAGGTGTGGCTGCGTCGCCGATCGCCGATCGAGACGGAAGTCCTGATCGATGCCCTGGTCGAGAAGCTGCGGAAGTACGCCCCCAGGTTCCCGAAGCTATCGATTCGCAGTCCGAAGCAAGGCACGATCATGGCCGAGGCTTGCTTGTTCGACATGCACTTCGGCAAGCTGGCGTGGGGCGAGGAGACGGGAGAGGACTACGACACGAAAATTGCGGTGCGACGGTTCAAGTCCGCGGTGGAGGGGATGATCTCGAAGATGTCGTCGTACAAGGTCTCGAAGATCCTGTTCCCGCTCGGGAACGACCTCCTTCACGCCAACAATGCTCAGGGCACGACGGAGAAGGGCACGCGACTCGATGTCGATTCCCGCATCCAGAAAGCGTACCTGGCCACGTATGAAGTGTTGGCGTGGGCGGTGGAGATGTTCGCTCAAGTCGCGCCGGTGGAGATCGTCGAAGTGAAGGGCAACCACGACCCTCTACTTACCTTTACACTCTGCCATGCTCTGAACGAGAGATACCTGCACACGAAGAAGGTCGAGGTCGATCTGCGTCCCTTGTCGCGGAAGTATAAACAGTGGGGCGTGAGCCTGCTCGGATACACTCATGGCAATACGGGCAAGCAGGAGACGCTACCTCGCTTGATGGCGATCGAGGCCCCGATGGAGTTCGCCGCGGCGAAGTACCGCGAGTGGCACATCGGCCACTTCCACAAGAAGAAAGAGGACCGCTACAACGCCGGCGACACTTACGAAGGTGTCCGCGTGCGGGTGATCCCGACGCTCTCGGGTACGGACGCATGGCACGCCGAAAGCGGCTACGTTAAGCAGCCTCAAGAGGCAGAGTTGTATCTGTGGGATCGAGAGCAAGGCTTGGAGAGTTACTATCCGATTCGGGCGGTGGCTGCGTGAGGGCTTCGCCGAACGTGATCTTCGCCAGTCGGCGATGAGCGAGCTCGATCTGAGAGGCCCTGATGTCGAAGCCGATCGCGTGCTGGCCCCATTTGTTTGCGACGGCCGCAGTCGTGCCCGAGCCGGAGAACGGATCGCAGACGATGCCTCCGGGCGGGCAGAAGGATCGAACGAAAAACTCGGCCAGTGATTCGGGGAAAGGGGCTTCGTTCTCGTGACAGAGACGATCCCCCATCACGCCGCCGCCGACGTTGTGATGGGTCGTATCCCCCGCCTCCGAGAGTAGTGCGGCGACCTCGTCCGAGGTGTAGGCTTGTTTGATCGCGTTGCCAGGGTTGGCTTTGGCAGGCGGGACATAATCCCACGGTTCCATCGTTCCATCGGCGCGGCGGTTTGCCGTCCACGCTTTATGTGACGGACGTTTTCCCTCGCTACGCACGACGCCGCTCTCATCAACCACTGTCGCTCCGCTGTTGATCGAGTGCCCCCATTGATTCAATCTTGCTGCTCTTGTATCGGATTTGTCCCTGCTGTTTTTCCGCTTCCCGTCCGCGTGTCGATTACTCATCTCCCCGCCCGGCGCCCACTTTGGCGGATGCCCCATCACCGTATTATCACTCCACGGCAGTTTGCCGCCGTTCGTGCCGCAGACGATGAACTCGTAATCGTTCCTAAGCCAGTCCGGCCCCCCGCTTCCGGGGATGCCGATGCGATGGAACACGGGAGGCTTGCGAAGACGGACGCCGGCACGGTGAAGGTCGGCCATGAACAGGGCCGGGGTCGCGGACCATCGAAACTTCCGCGTCTGCCCTTCGATCACCCACGCTACGAGGCCGCGGCAGACCCGCAGGTGCTCCAGGAAGCACTTCACCGCCCAATCGACCCAATCCTGCCCTCGCAGCTTGAAGTCGATCCCGTAGGTTCTCGCGGCCTCGTAGGGAGGCGAGCAGAACACGAGATCGACGCTTTTATCATCCAGCGGCAGGTTTGCCGCGTCGCCTTCTTCGATGAGGTAGGACATACTATACAGTACGCGCTACCTCTCTACCAATCAAGTACGCGCGCAGAAAAAAGGCCCCGATCGCGGTAGGATCAACGACCGGATCGAGGCCCGTCACAAATGATACTCAATTCAAGTCGTTGTGCCGTCCGGCAGGGTCCAGTTCGTCCCGTCGTCGATGTTCAAGGCCCCGTCGTCGGAATTGAAGACCACACGCCCTGCGGTCCCTGCCGCGCCGCGAGTCGCGTCCGTGCGAACGGGCACGTTGCCTGCGATGGAGTTGACCATCGTTACCTTGCGGGAGTCGCCTGCGGCGGTCTCGACCTCGATCAGGGCGTCGTCGCCCGGAGCGGTGTCGGCGGTCAGGTCACTGATTCGTTTGTTGGCCATGTCTGTGTTCCTTAGTCGGTGATTCGGATGTCGCCGGTTGTTGTCATGCGGCCGTCTCCGGCAGAAGTCTCTCGATAGTTGACGCCATCGGCCCCGACCACGTCGCCGCACACCGAATCGACTGTGGCGATATCGACGGTCTGTGCAGGCGTGAAAGGTTCCGTCTTCACGCAGAGGCTCGCGCCGGGGAAAACGAGGGAGTGCTTGATGATCGAAAGGGAGTCGGCGTCGGCGATGAACACGCGATCGTCCGCGGCATGAGTGCCCTTGACGGAGTCGTACCTGGCCCGGATGAGGTTGTTCATCTGGTAGGCATAGTGATGGGCCGTCCAGACCGCTGTCCCGTCCACGACGGTTTCTCCGGCCTCGGTAGGCCACTCGGGTTCTTCCTCGTCACTGTCGCCCGCCGTGGTGCAGATGTAGCGAAGCCCGGTGCTCGTGGTCGGCACGACAACGTCGTCGAGAGCGTAGGTAGTCTCCGTTTCCCACTCGCTCTCGGCCTGGACGGTGACGGATTCGAGGAAGAACACTTCATCGTTGATGATGGCGATCTGCTTGCCCGCCGTCCATGAAGTCGGATCGCCAGAGAGATCGAGGATCGCCGCGGCGTCGGCGTTGTCGGCCTCGAACACGGGGCCGGTCTCGACAATGTCTCCGGTCGAATCGGCGAGGCCATCTTCGAGCAAACCTCCCGATGCCGCGTAGTCCTGATTCCCGGCACGCGAGAAGGAAGCATCGTCACCGCTGAGGTAGATGCCCGCCCCCGCGATCTGGCCGTGGGCGCGAATGCGGAGAACGATGATCGCCGGCGTCGGCGAGATCGCTTCAGGAACTTGAAGCCATGCGAAGGCGATGTCTTCCTCGACAGCGAGGGTGGGCGAGTCCGTGCTGTAGGTGTCCTGTTCGTGATCCACATCAGGCACCGCGTAAGTGTCCGGGGAGCACTCCAGCGTCACGCGGGCCGTCTCGTCGTTGCGGGTGATGGAAGTCACGCGAAGCACGCCGAAGTCGGGATGCTCGAACGCCTGGCCGGCGACAAGTTGTCTCGCCGCTCGGAGGGCCTCGATCTTGATCGCGCCTCGCACGGAGAGGGCCTGAGATCGCCGGCGAGCGATCATGCTGGCGACGGAGCTATCGGTTGCGGTCTCGATCGTTACTGTTTGCGTCGAGACGGTCGAGAGATCCGCGTCGGCGTCGTTGTCGATTTTGATGTCGGTGTCACGGTACGAGTCGGCTTCGCCCGTCTTGAAGGTGAAGATGATGCGATTGATCCTTTCGTCGCCGTGGTCGATGTCTCGCTCCGTGTCCGGGGGAGCGATCACATCGTCATCGAACGCGGGCAGATCGCCCGAGGGGGCGCGGATCGGCGCGAAGGTCAGTCGTCCATCGACGAGGGGCATCATCGTTCCCGTGTCGTCGAGGATCGCTTGCATGGGCCTGGCTGCTTCAGGGCCTTCGGAGACGAGGATGTGGGCCGAATGGCTCTCGGACTCCGCCAATTCGCCCAGAGCCTCCAGGGAGTCGTTATCGACCTGCGAAGCGGCCATTCCGACGCCGTGGGGGAACTTGCCTGTGAGGAGTTGCTGAACCGCATGGGCGGGGTTGATGCCGTCGCCGCTGAGCCAGTAGTTGGAGTCTTCGAGACCGCCGCCCGGACATCCGGCAGTCACCGTGTATTCGATCGCGGGCCATGTCGGCGAAGTGCCGAGTTTTTTCTGGTTCCAGACGATGTAGCAGACGTTTGGCCATCCGCTGGTGATGCCGACGCGGGTCGTGTTGCCGAGGAAGGCGTTCGCGGCCTGATCCTGTGATCCCCAATAAATCGTGAATGAGCCATGCCCCGGCACGGAGACGGTCGAACCGGACGGGGTCGTCGTCGAGTCGATCGGGCCTGCCCAGATCGCTTTGCCGTCTTCGTAGATCGCGTGCAGCTTCGTGGCGGGACCGACACATAGCAGATGCCATCCGCTCTCGTACCAATCGGAGGCCCCGGACCCTCCGCCGCCGAAGCCTTTGCCGCCGCTGGAGGTGGATTGAGACATGCGATCGCCTGCCCATCCAAAGACGTAGCCGATCTTGCGGGTGCCGAGCAGGATCGGGATATACGCCCCTCGATTGGTGAGCGTGGTCGGCTTGTCATCCTCGAAGCTGTTAGCGTTCTTGGGGGGTTTGTAAAGCAGCCGCGAGATCAGCAACAGGCCGATGCCGATGACGAGTTGGGTAATCAGGCCCATAGGTGTTTCTCCTTTGGCCTGTAGACCTTCAGGATCTCGCCGACCGCCCTCGTGCCTGCCATGCACACGCCGTTGGGCAGGATCGCGTGAATGGCAGTGTGTGTTTCTGTTCCTGCGATCAGACAGTGCCCCAGGTTCGCAGGGCCGTTCTGATCGAAGGACGCACGGACGACGAGGACATCGCCGGGTTCGATGATCTTTTCTGCGTCCACGTCATCGCACGGGAAGGCCGTCAGAAGGGCTTTGACCGTGGCGAAGCCCTTGTCGGGGCAATGGATCGCGGTGTCGGCCCTGAGTCGAGGAACGGGCGTGGGCGAGGGTCTGCGGAAGAGGTTGTCGAAGATGCCTGCGATCAGTTGCACGCAGTCCACGCCGATGCCACGGACGCGCTGCCCTGCCATGTACGGGGTGCCGAGCCACCGCAGGAGTTCTCGGTGCAGATTTTCTTCGATGTCGGGGCGACGACGCCATAAGTACCATCCAGGGTAGGGAGGTCTCGCGATGAGCGAGGCCGTCACTTCCTGAATGCTTTCTCCGCCGCAACCATCGCATCCATGCGTCATATCTTTTACACTTCAAATAGGGGGTTCTTGTTGGGCATCGCGATCCCGAAGCCGCCGAACCTGCTCTCCCTTTCATGGAAACGGCAGGTGCCGATTTGCTTGTCGCATCCGGGCACGATCGACACTTCCGCGTCATCCCACGAGGCGGGGGGGAAGCTGGCCAGGTCCAGGCGGATAGGGACTGGCGTGCCTACGTCGATGTCAGCGATGTAGAGCTCGCGGATCGCGATGCGGAGTCCGTCGTATTCGACGTAGCCCCTTCTCCACTTGCGGACATCCGCTTCCGGGAGCGTGTCGAAATCGATCTTGATCCTATTCGGCACCCCGCCCGAGTCCATTTCCGTGATCGTGCCCGTGAGCGTGGCTGCGGGCAGATCAAAGCCGCAGTGCGAGTCCCCGAAGACCCACACGCACGTCGAGACGGCGGGGACGCCGAGTACGGCCTGAAGCCGGGCCTTGGCCGAGATCACTTTGAAAGTCGCGAGACCACCACGGCGCCGGGGCTTGGCCGATGCCTTGCTGATGGTGCCGACGAAGAGCGTTTGCCGGCTCGTGTCGTCGCCGGGGACGACTTCCTCGACCGTGACGGATACGGCTGCGTGCGGCCGAGGGACGACGAGTTGATCCAGTGGCGAGATCATCGGCGATGCCTGAATCTCGATCGCCGAGTCGTCCGTGCCGCCATGCTGCGGCTTGTCCATTGAGACGCGGAGCGTAGGTTCGGCGGTGAATGTTTGAGCGTCCACGGTCAGATCGCTGTCCCACTTGCAATAGCGAGCGACATTCGCGTCGCCCCATGAGAGGGTGATGAGGATCGCGTACTTGACGGCCGGTGAGGTTTCTATAGCTGTCTGGGTCATATATCAAAGTCGAAAGTAAGAGCGCCTTGGACACTGATGCCGTTGATCTCGCCCGTGTCGATGGTCAGATCCGATGTAACATTCACTCCTGTCAGTACCGTATTTACGACGGCATCGGAAGAGTTATAGATGGTGTAGTGAAGAGATATCGAACAGGATGAATCGCTGTCGATTATCAGGAGTACGACACCGTAATTGCCGTTGCCCTCGTTTGTGTCTCCTCGCCATGTCAGTGTGACACTGGCCCCCACTGTAACTGCGTCAATGAAGAACAGATCGTGTGTGAAGTCAGGGTTGCTCTCGTGGATGACTTCCAGGTCGCCTTGAGAGAGTGCGTTGACGCTACAGACTGTGAAGCCTTCGCAGTTACCGATCGAATGAGCCGTCGCGAGATCGGACGAAGTCAGCTTGACGAGGTTGCTGATCGTGACGCTCTTTTCGTTCGTGAGTTCGATCACGTCGAAGGCCGTCCGCATGACGTGGTTGCTCGCCCAGAGTTCTTTCATCTCGTCGGACGCGAAGCGGCATTTGATCGCCGACGCCACGCGGCGGATGTCGCTTAGAGACAGACCCCCGATCGAGCTATCGAAAGTGACAGTATCCTGGCCCGCATTGCGGACAACCTCATCGACCCCTCGAACGTAGGTCGTGCCATCGTTCAACTCGATCGCGAGGAAGGGGCGGAAGGTCCAGTCGTAAGATAGCCCCACGGACGTAAGCACGATCCCCGACCCGCCGCCTGTGACGCCGGTAGCCGTGAACTCGGTCAAAGGATCGGGCAACCAGAACGGGTGCAGGCTGCCGCCGCGAGACTCGAAGAATCGCAACAGTGCGAAGGCTTCCGCCCGCGTCGAGGCGATGAACGGCAGGGATCGCGTGCGGCTGCCTCGGGTGCCGTGGGCCGTGGCGATCGATCCGAGGCCGGACGCCAGGAGCGACCCTTTGCGACTCGTGCCCCATCCCATCTCTTCGTAGTGGGGCAGGACGTTCAGAATCGGCAAGCTCGCGTGAGTCGGGAAGCTGGTCGGGTTCGTGCCGATGGCGTTGACGACGGGGAGCATCTTCCCGGTCGTCTCCAGAGCCTCGATGCTCATCCTCGCGGTGTTGTCCGTCAAAATGTCCCCGCTCGATGTGAGGATTAAACCCGCTTCGAATAAGGGGATAACTCCCGCGCCTGCGGGATAGTTGTTCGTCAGGTTCTCCGTCATCGAGATCGAGGTTCCGTCGAGGGAGTAGATTTCGGCGATCTCCCACGTTTCGATTTCCGGCTCGCTCGTCGGTGAGAACACGACGACGCGAATCCCCGCAGAGAAGCGGCGATCGGCCGTGTCGCACAGAACCGTGTCGGTCGAGGTCGCGGCTGCGGTCAGGAAGGAGATGTCGCTGGCAAGGGGGAAGAGGTTGCGACTGATGCCCGTACGAATCGAGAGCGATTGCAGGTTCGCGATCTGCTCTCGCGTGTGGGCGAGCAGACCGAAAGACACGGTTCGCTGCGGCGTCGATCGCAGACCGCGGCGTTGCTCGGCATCGCTGAGGGACTCTTCGATCGTCGTGCGGAACTCGTTCGTGACGAGAATCTCGGTGCCCCATTCGGCCTTAAACAGATACGCGATCGCCCACAGGTCATCGACCTGGGGAGTGCTGCCGCTGGCGATGAGCGTGCTGATGGGCATTAGCTTCGCTGTCCAAGGATGCTGTTGAGGGCGTCGGCGTTGTCCTCGAAGAATCGGAGCACTTCGGCGCGACCACCACGAAGCAACCGGCCGACGTTTTCTTCGCTCGGGGCGATGACGGCGAGGGTCGGGCCGGAAGGCGAGGACGCGGGCGAGGAGGCAGGGACGTTGATTCTGCCGCCGTCCGCGTAGCCGAGCCGTGGGGAGGACTTCGATTTCGAGGCCGAGGAGACGCTGGCGAGGGCCTGGAGGCTCGTCGGATCGATGAGGCCGTCGTTGATGGCTGACATCACGCCAGAGCCGTACATGCCCGCGCTGCTGCGACGGATGACCCATTCGCCGGGTGCCGTCCAGATCGGGATCGTGTCGCTCGGATGCAGCCCCGAGGGCCGTCCCCCGCGAGCGTAGCCCTTGGCCTTGGCGTGCGGCACGGGACCACCTCGGTTGAAGCCCTTGACCTCTCCGCCCGCGTTGAACCCGCCGAAGATGCCGCTGAGGCCCAGAGCGGCCTTGACCGCTGCCGCTTGGAAGAACATGCGGAGGATGTCTTGGCCGATGCCGACCAGGAGCAGGCGGAACCGTTCTCGGATGTCCACATCCTTGCTCGGGTCGAAAGCGTCGGCGATGGCAGAGCTCGCGAAGTCGGCAAAGGATGAGACAAGATTCTCCATCGTCCGTAGCGTGGCCTCGAACCGGGAGATGTCCAGATTCTCCAAGGCCACGAGGATGCCGGCTTGGACGGGTTTCTCGACGATCAGGCGGGCACGTTCAAGGTCGGCCAGGGCCTCTTGTTGCTGAATCCTTTCGATTTCGCGATGGATGTTGTTCTTCTGGAGCGTGACGTTCTGGAGTTCTTCGAGGTCGGTGAGGGTCCGGGCCTCAGACGCCATCTGCTGCAACAGCTTCGCGTTGAGGGAGAGTCCTCCACTCATCGCGACTTCGGCGGCGAGGGAGGCTTGGCGGGCCTGAGCTTCCTGAAGGGTCAGCTTCAGCTTATCCTCTTCGGTGCGACGCGACTGTTCGGCTTCGGACACGGCGAGTTGGAGCAGACGGACATCGGCCTTGCGGTCGGCAAGGTCCAGGGCTTCTCGCGGGGCGCCGGGCCGGCGAGCGGTCGAGATCTCGCGGAGGTTTTCCAGGTCCACCGTCGCGCGGCGGATTTCCTGCTGCGCCTCGAAAGCCTGCTGCCGTGCCAACAATGTGATCCGGCCGGCCAGTTGCTCGTTGACTTGCTTCTCGATGCCGACCCTGTCGCGGCGGATGGCGGCGAGGTGTTCGGCCTGAGCGACTTCCAGGCCCCCTAGCTGGACCCGTGCGGAGATCAGGTCCACGAGACTCGAAGCGTCGTCGAAGCCGTCGAGGATCGAGTCGGCGATACCTTGCTCGGTGACGAGCCGGGCCTTGAGGACGTGGTTGGTTGCTACTGCTGCGGAGTGACCCACCCACGCAGTCGCTACAGTTTCGTCGTTGCCTTCACGGGATGTCTTCTCAAGGGCTAGTTTTTTAATCTGCACTTCATTCTCGGATTCAGCGATCTGTCGCTGCACGTCCGCGAGACGACGAGCGGCTTCGACGCCACGCTGCACGGCCACTCGCTGTTCGGTCGTCAGTCGAGAGAGTCGGGATTCGATCGAGATTCGCTGGAGCGTTAGGTCGGCGGATTCTTTGAGAGACGCCTTCTCCTCATCGTCGAGGACTTTTGTGCGTTCGCGAATATCGACCATCGCATCGAAGGACGCACGCCGCAGTTCCAGCACGCCGCCCGTGAGGCCGAGGGAGTCGGTGCCGAAGCGGAGTGAGTCCTTTACCCTTTCAAGCTCGTCACGCATCTGCTTGACGATCTTGGCGTTCTGGGTCAGAGGCTCGCGACTCTGAGTGATGATGCCCGGCAGATTGAGAAGCGTTCGGCTGAGGGTCTGTGCCCCCTCATTACCCTCGTTGAGAAAATCGTTGGCCGCAGCCTTCGCTCCGAAGAGTTTATCGGTGACGCTCTCGATGTCCTTCCTGACAAAGTCTAAGAAGTTGCCGCCCTTACGGTCTTGGCCCTTGAAGTCTTTCTCGATCTCGATGAATCTTTTGGATAAATCATCGTTGATTTTGTCGAACTCGCTTTTGTGTTCGCTGAGGATTGCTGAGAAGTCATCTGCAATACCTCCCTCCCCTTCAGGAGCTTCCACGCCTACGATCTTACGAGCGATGGCCACTCCGACGACCACTCCCCCGAGATCGAAACCTTGAGCAACGACTTTCAGGGACTTGCCTGCAAGTTTGGCTCCCGTGATGATGGTAGTCCACAGCTTCTCGAACAGACTGATGGCAACGGCGGCGATCTCCTGAACGATCTTGAACTCGTCGAATAAGAAACGGCCGATCTCAAAACTGATGAAGGCGACGAGGATCGATCTGATAGCGACGATCAAAGGAGCGGTCGAGGCCACAAGAGCGTTGAAGGCCACGATCAGTTTGTTGATACCGAACAGGGCCTTAGGCAGCAGCGTGAACACGAAGAACTTGAACGGGGCCAGAACCAGCGACAAGCCCACGAGCAGCGTCGTGAATCGAACCAGCAGTATCACGGTGTCATTTAGCACGGCGTTGTCGAACAGCTTGATGCCGGTCAGGTCTTGGAACGTGCGGACGACTACCTTCACGATGCGGCTGACATCGCCCAGGCCCTTGACGGCCCCTTCGATGAACCTACCCGCGATGCGGCCGGCGAACCCGATCGCTTGTCCGAGTGCGCGGAACATCGTCAGCACATCATCGAACGTCAAAGCGATCCGCAAGCGACTGACTTCATCGACCACAACCCCGAGGCCGGACGCGAACGCTTGAATGATCTGGACGATGCGGGGGTTAGGCTCGATGACCCCGGTCAGAGGGTTCAGCGTCGCCATCGAATCCAGTACGTCTTTGAGTAACGCCTTCAGCTTGTTGAAGAAGTCCAGACCGCCCGAGGACAGGATCAGTTGGAACGTGTCTCGGATGTTGGACAGGATCGTGTTGAAGTTGTTCAGCGACTCATCGCCGGCTACTGAGAACGCCTCAAATCGCTTTTGCAGAAACTCGAACAAGACGCCGGCTTCGCGGGCGATGCGGATATCTTCGTTGTTGATGCCCAGGGCCGTCGCGATGCGGGTCGTGCGGGCGGCGATGGTGCCGGTGAGGATCGACCTGATTTCCTCGGCAAGCTGGTTCTGCTCCAGACCGATCGCCGACGCCGCCTGGCTGATCTGAACCGTGAAGCGGCGGATCTCGTCGATGTTCAGGCCCGATTCGATGCCGGGGGCGATGGCGACCTGGAACGTCGTGAGAAGGTCCGTGAACGTCGCCGCGGTGCGCACGGCGTCCTTGCGGAGAAGTTCGGTCTGACGACGGGCTTCGCCTTGGGCGATCGCGAGGCCCTGCGATGCGACGACCGTTTGTCCCGTGGCGTCACGAACCTCGCCCACGGCCAGCAGCACTGATGCGATGCCGAGTTGAGATTGCTCAAGCTGCGCGTTGAACTTGATCATGTCGCGGATGAGGCCGAACGTGCCGGCCGCGACCTGACGGGCGATCGTGAACGCCGCGAGGATGCCGAAGAGGCGACGGAATGTAAAAGCGATGCGGTTGACCGACCCCTCGGCCTGATCCGCGGACTTGGAAATCCCGAGGAAATCGGCGATTCGCTGTTTAAGCGTCTGCCTCGCGGGAGCGGAGTTGGGCAGGACCGCTTGCCCTCGATCACCCAGACCCACGCCAAGGGTACGGGCCTGTTGCTCTGTGAGCCGGACGCCCTTGGCATTGATGGCGTTGACCTTCTCCTGCAAGAGGGCCTGTTCGCCGAGCACGCGATTGATCTGGGTGAGGGCCTTCTGCTTGCGGAGATCGTCTTCGGTCGGTGCGAAGGTTCGCTTGGCCGCGTCGCGGTTCTGGCGGATGCGTGCCTGCTCTTCTTTCTGGGCCGCTTTCTGGGTGGAGATGGCTGCCCGTTCTCTCGCCCTGGCGATTTGCTGCTCCGCTTGTACCTGTGCCGCCTGCCGCTCCTGGATGTTTTTCTTGAGGCGACGGGCCGTTGCGGCTTGCTCTCGCTCCTCGCGACGACGAGCAGCGATAGCGACCCTCTCCCTGGCCCTGGCGATGTCGGTCTCTCCCCCGACCTCTAGACCCTTGCGGGCACGGAGGCTTTCCCTGAGACGCGAGATGCGGTTGCGGGCCTCTCGCTGCTCGACCTTGCCTAGCTCGACAGCGTTACGCTCCTTGGCCCTGGCGATGAGGGATTCGTTCGAGAGGGCTGCCCGCTGATCTGACGAGAGGCGACGTGAGGGAGAACCCGAACCGCGACCCTTGAGCGAGTCGAGGGATCGCTTGGCTTCCGAGATCCCGGAGCGAAACTCCTGAAGGCTCTTGCGGTAGTTGCCGTCGATGTTGATCGAGTATTGAAGACCGCCACGATCTACTGACACGTCGCTTCCTCCGTCAGATGCCCGAGCCGTATTTCCTCACGAACGCATCCGCTCCGCCGCCCGCGTCCTTGTATTCGTCAAGGTAGGGCTTCCACTGCTCGACCCACTTCTTCATGTCCTTGCCCTGGCCCTGAGCCGCCAGCATGGCCGTCCACGAGGTCTCCATGCGTTCCAGGGCGTGCAGACGCCGGCAGGTCTCGTGCAGGTCGTTGAAGGACGCGAGGTCGAGGCTCAGGACTTCGGGGGAAGGGTGGCCTCGTTCGACGACCCAGACGATTTGGTCCTGGAGGTCTCGCCATCCGTCTCGTTGAGCGTCTCGGCCAGCTTGCTTTCCATGACCTTTGCGACCTTGCTCCAGGTTGCTCCGGCCTTTCCCACTAAAGGGCCGAAGAGACCCTTATTGGCCTTGGCCACGCCCACGATCATGTCCACGAGGGCCGGGCCTTCGGTGGCGGTGATGAACTCCTTGGCGGGAGGCCACTCGCTGCGGGCTTCCTTGGGGAAGACATCGCGGAGGGAGTCGATGATGAGCTCGCCGAGCACGACGAGGTTCGCTTCGTCCATGAGCGTCTCGACGACGTTCTGGAACGCTTCGACTCGCTGCTCGTGGCGGAGTTTGATGACATCGGCGGCGACGGCCTCAACAACCGTCTCGGTGTCGAACGACTTGTGCTCGTTGGCGATCTGCCGGTGGACGGACCCGTTGTCCGAGGCGTTGCCGTTGAAGATGGTTGCCAGAGCCTTGGCGATGGACTTGGCCGCGCCTCGCAGCTTGAACATCGTCGCGAGGCTGACGGGGTAGAAATTGAACTCCTGCCCCTGCACGCGATGCGGAGTTGCCTGCGGGGCGATGAACGACATCTTTTCTTTCCAAGCCATGTTTGATCCTTTCGAGAGCGGGTTGGTAAAAAAGAGGGGCCGTCGTTAAACGGCCCCTCGATGTGATCTGGGGAGGGTCCGCGATTAGGCAGGGGCGGTGCCGACCGTGCGGATGGTCAGGGTCGGGGAGTCGGGCGAGGCCGTCTCGTTCTTCTCTGCCGCGGCGGTGAACGGCATCTGCGTCCAGTCGTCGCCGATCAGGCTGAAGTCGCCGTCGCCCTTGAGCGTGATCTTGTGGAAGTTGAACTCGGTCATCTTGTCGTTGTTGGCGGGGTTCTCGCTGACGAACTTCAGCGCACCCACGACGCCGGTCTGGGTCAGACCGCGAACCTCGTGAACTTCCTTGGCGCCGGCATCGGCGGTCAGGGTCAGGTCCACCGCCTCGCCGGCCACGATGCCCGTGGCATCGGAGTGGAAGAAGATCAGGCCCATGTCGAGGTTCAGGGTGTAGTCGGTGCCCTCAACGCAGTCCGTGTCGTCGGTGCCGTTGTCCACGTCCAGGTCGGCCGTGTCGATGTCGTAGGCACGGACGCCGTTGGAGTCCTTGATCTCGTACCAGCGACCGAGTTCGACGCTCTCGATGGCCTCGTATGAAGCGAACCCCGCGACGGCCGCGTTCGTGTACGACGCCTTCTCGCCGGAGAAGATCGCGGCCAGGTTCTCGTCGTTCACTTCGTCGAGCGTGAAGGTGCAAGTGAGCTTCTGCGAGATCGTGACTTCCTTGTCTACGACCTTGAGACCTTCGCGGCTGGATTGATGCTCCAGCGTCTCGACTTCGATCGAGAGGTTGAACTCGGGGCAGTTGCCCATGTCCCGCCATGCGCCGGGCAGGCTGGCCGTGAGCGCGCTGAAATACAGCTTGCCGCGACCGAGGTTGTAGTCTTCCGTGTTCGGGGTGCCGGTGGTGTTGGGGCCTGCCATGTTGGATCTCCTTATCCTCTGCCGGTAAAGGCTTCGAAATTGATCTTCGCTTCAGTTCCGTTTTCCGCGTTCTGCTGCACGGGATGAATTACGTCCATCCCGAGAATCTCAAGCAATGCGATCTGCTTTCCGTCGTCGTCCTGCACGACCGGGGGATTGTCTTGAAGACTTTCCTCGAACTCTTCGAGGGAGACTTCACACTCGAACCGCATGATGAGTTGGAAGACCCAACTCGTTTTCGTTCGCGTCAGACTGCGGCCGTCCCGCTTGTCTCTCTCGTACCGGGCCGTGATCTCGTTCGCGATGGCGATCCCAGGGCGAACGGTCGTCGAGTCCAGCGTGCTTGCCGTGCCGTCGTCTGCGTACTGAACCGGGTGGAAGTCCGTCGAGTTCGCGAGCGTCACGAGGGCGTTCTGGATCCGGGTTCTTCGTGTCAGACCCATTGCTTCAGACCCATTGCGTACTCGGGGTAATCGACTCGAACGGACTCGGTTGCGTTTCATCCGGGCCTATCAGGCTGACGGAGTTTTCTCCCTCCTCCGGGGTGCCGGTCTCCATGCCCGCGAGGGCGAGATCGACTTCCGTCATCAGCCGTTCCACTTCTCGGTTCAATTCGGACTGCCCTGCGTTGCGGGTCAGACCCTCTTCGTTCCATGCCTTCAAGGCCGCAGCCTGGGATCCGTCGATGAACAAACTCGGCATCGATCGTATGAGTAAGGCTCGGACCCACTTCACTTCCGTATTCGCAGCCTTGAGTCGAAGCAGGCCGTTCGTCGTGGTCGGGGCGTTGTCCAGGCCGTAGCCGACAATCTCGGCGATTCTGCTTGATCCGAGCCGATCGTAAAATCCGACTCGTGCGTCCTGGACGGCGGTCTCGATCAATGCCTGAGCGTCGTTCGACTTCGCGCCGCTGAGCCGAAGTTTGGACTTCAGCGATTCCATGTCAGCGTTGAAAAGCGGTGCGACGCTCATTGTTTTTCCTCAAGGCCGTCCCTGGCCCGGTTTGCTTCCTGCGGTTAGTCGGCAGTGGCGACACGGTTCTCGGTCTTCTCGCTGGTCGGGCCGGTCTGCGTGACGACCATGTCCCTGCCTTCCTTGCCCGTGTCCTGAGTCATAAACGCGAGTGCTTCTTCCTTCGTCTCGAAGGGCACGACCTTGTCGTCGCGTTCGAGGATCATCACGTTGAGTTCGTCCACGCCTTTCTTGGCGATCCGCTTCGGATCGAAGTTCCACAGCGTCTTAACCTGCTGAACTTTCTTCTCCGGGAGCGTCTCGATCTTCGTGATGCCCGACTCGACTTTCACTGCGTTGGTCCTGACCTGGTCCTTCTCGTCCTCGCTGCTCTTGAGCGGAGTCGGGGTCTGGACGCCGGGGGCGTTCTCGACGAGGAGGTTCGCATCTCCCGGCGTCGGGTCGGCGGCTTCGGCCACGGGGATCAGGTGTCCACTCTTGACGTGGCCTTCGCAGTCGGCCTTGGTCATGTGCTTGTCCGTGGTGATGAGCGAGCCGGCCTTGTGCAAGACGCGACCTCTATCGATGATCGAGCAACCTTTCGCTACCTTGAATCGCATGTTTGATCCTTTCGGTTTCGGGAACGGTCTGTGTGACTGCTGCAAGAAAAGGGAGGGCCTTTCGACCCTCCCTTCGAGGGTTACTTTTAGTGCCTACCGTTGCTTAGCCGCTGATGACCTTCATGCTCACGTTCGCGCCGGGGCGACGAGGCACGGGCAGGGGGCGGGAGTGGAGCAGGGCCATGAAGGCCGAGGGGTCTTCCTGCTCCCAGGACTTGCTGAAGCGTTCGCCGACGAACCGCTTGCCCTGGAGGGCCTTCATGTCGGGGATCGCGCCGTAGTAGAGGACGCGGTCGCTGTTGGCCGACGTGGAGAGGAACTCGACGTACTTCGTGCGGATCATCGCCGTGTCGGACCCGTTGAGTTCCGCCGTGCGGGAGTATTCCCAGAAGTCAACACCTGCGATGCGGCCGATGTAGATCACTCCGTCATCGTTGTATTGCGTGGTGAAGTCCACGTTGCCCATGTTCAGCGTGCGGTTGTCGAGAGTGATGTACCCTCCCTTGGCCAGGAGGCGAAGCTGCGTCGCGGCCGATTCGCCGCAGATCGCATCGGTCGGCGTCAGGCCCACTTCGTCGGCGAGCACCTTCTTGACCGTGTGAATATCTTCGAGCACCTTCACATCGCCTGCGGTGCCGTCGTTCCAGAAGGTCGTCAGAGTGATGTTGTTGCCGCTCGGCTTCGGGAAGGTGATCGTGAAGACTTCCTGATCGGCGACCTCGTAGGCGATCACGCCCTGGATGGCCTGGGCACACAGCCACTCTTCGGCGTTGGTGACGTAGTCACCCATCAGTTGCAGATCCTCGGCGATGTGCGACTGAACCGCATTGGCCTGGGCGCCCGAGTCGATGTAGATGTCCGTGCCTGGCTGCCGACCGAACAGGAGCTCGCTCGGCGTGAACGGCCGCTTGATGCGGATGTTCGGAGCGGAGACCGAGTAGCGGGTGGCCGAAGAGCCTTCGACCATGATGGCCTCGCCGTTCTTGCGAACGAACGGAGCGATCTGCCGACCCTTGGTCTTGAGGTCGATCTCGATGTCCTCGGTGTTGACCGGCTTGTGCCGAGAGAAGTACCGCTTCTTGAGGAATTGGTTGGGGGACTTGATCTCGTTGACCACGCGGGTCAGCGTCTTCCACTTGAGTTCGGTGAGTGAGGACATATCTCGTTCTCCGTCCGGGGAGTTGGGGGATTCCGTTCGTTGTTCCGCCGTGTTCGTTACGCTGCAAGTCCGATTAGCGGACCTGATCGAGTCCTTGGATCAGGAGGCCGCGGAGGCGGGGGCCTTCACGGAGAGCAGCCTTCAGGACGCTGGCCGTCTCGCCAGCAGGCAGGACGATGTCGTCGTAGTGGACCTCGCCGCGGAGCATGACCTGGCCGATGACTTCCTCGTCGGAGTCCAGCACGACCGCGTCGGGCCACACCAAGCCGTCCACGTCGCCTCCGTTGACGCCCGCCTGCTGCTCGGTGAGAACGTGGTCGTTGCCTGTGAGGGTGAAGTCGGCCGTGATGGTCAGGGCCTTGTTGCCCATGTCGCCCGTGAACTCGATATCCACGTAGCCATCAGCCGCGTCGAGACCGCCATCGGTTTCGGTGACGGTGACCTCGGTCGGGTTGGCGAGGCCTGCGGCGACGATGGCTTGCTTGATCGCCGCCACGGTCGCGTCGTGGTCGATAGCCCCGGTCACGACGCCGTTCACCGTGAGGGTGAAGGTGCCGTCCGAGGCAGGCGTGGTATCGGCGGTGAGGCGAGCGATTTCGTTCGCTTCGCCGGTCCAGACCTGCCACTTGGCGGTGACATCGTTGAAGGCGACGGGCGTCAGCTTGGCGAGCGTGCCTGTTCCTGCCGCAAAGGTCTTGGCCTGGACTTGATGAGGGAACGCACGCAGCCCCGAGCCGATGCCTGCGGTGGAGGCGAATTGTTCATTGGGGTTGTAAGCCATCGGGAAATCTCCCTTGAGTGTGTTCGGGGGTGTTCAGAATCCTGTCGCTGCGGCCGAGGGTGACTTACTTGCTGCTTTCGTAGCCACGAGAGGCGTTCGCGTGCTTGACCATCGCCGCCGCGGCTTCGGCGCACGCCTTGTCTTCCTTCTCGATTTCGCTGAGGTTCGCGTCCTTCGAGTCGGCCGAGGACTGGTTCGAGGACTTGCGGAGATCGGCGAGTTGCTTCTCCAGCTTCGCGATCTCAGGGTTGTCTTCCTTCTTCCCCTCCGCCCCGTCCTTCTCCAGGGCCGCGAGAGCCTCTTCGGACTTCTTCACCGACTCGGCGTCGTTGAAGTCCGTCTCGGAGATGATCTTGTGCTTCGCGACCGCGATGCGGTGCTTGCGGAGGTTCTCGACGGTCGCTTCGCCGGAGAACTTAGGCGCTTCGGTCTTCTGGACCTTGTCGTCCTTCTTGTCCGGCTCGGCGGGCTTCAGAGCCTCACCCACGGCCTTGGCGATTTCCTTGACCAGTTCGGCGTTGCTTTCGGCCAGAAGGGTCTTGAGGGCTTTCTCGTCCATCGGGATATCTCCATCCTTGGAAGTTGTGATTCGAGTCACGAGGGATTTGAGAATCCTCTCGACCATCTCGTCTGACTTTTCGGTTTCAACCGCGGCGTGGCCGGCCATCGAGACGCCGTTCCATTCGCCGTTCTTGAACGCCTTGCGGAGTTCGGGGTCTTCGATCTTGATGACCGTCGCCCATCCGCCTGCCACATCCACGGCCTTGCCGTCGTAGTCCTTGAAGCCTTCGAAGCGGCTGTCGCCTTTCTGGACGATGAAGGACTCGGCCACGTAAGCCTTGCTGCGATCCAGGGCCTTGCCGTCGTGGCGGATGTCGATCTGCGGGAGGCCCTTCTGAGCGGCTTCGTAGGCCATGTCCTTGATGACGGAGGCCGAAGCGATGTCGCCTTGAGAATCACGGAGCTCCGGGGCATACACCACGGCGAGCAATTCGCCTTTGTCATCAAACGCCGGTGCGGCCTTGATGAGCATGTCCATGTCGATCATGTCATCCGACTTGTAGATGACAGGCATTCGATTAGCTCCCCGCTTTACTAGCGAGATGAACCCGATCGTTGCCTTTTTAATTCGACGCATGGTTTTGACTCGGAGTGTCGATTCTTTCTACTCGCTATCCTAGACTACCTGGCAAGGCATAGTCAAACGGCTTAGGTCAATTGGCTACCTGTAGCAAATTGGGAAGATTACTATGACGGCACAGTTAACCCCCGTACCTGCCCCGGATTCCCTGGTGGAGTTGATTCACCGCGACGTGGTCCCTCTCTACAAGGACTACTTCGACAGCCAGGGCAACCACAACTGCCTCGCGACGGCGATCTTCAAAGCGGCGGGGTCGGCCAAGGAGGAAGCCTCGGGCCAGTCGGTATGGCACGGTCGCAAAGAGCATCCGTTCGACTGGCGGGCCGTGACCAACTTCCAGACTTCCAACGAGCACCACGCGGCATGTATCCACGCGAAGGTCTCCTCGACCGTGGGCCTGGGGTTCGGCCGGCCCAAGCCGCCGCAGATGGGACCGGACGGTGTGACGCCGCTTCCTCCGAAAGAGGACGACGAGATCTCGAAAGTGGACAAGGTGCTCAACCCGCTCTGCACCCACACCTTCCAGAACACCTTCTCGCCGGTGTGCGAGGACTTCTGGCAGGTCGGTACGGGATACATGGAAGTGGTGCGTCGCGGGACCGGCAAGACCACGTCGTCATCGGCGGGCAGTTCGAGGGTGCCTGCGGGGACCATCACGGGCCTCCATCATCTCTCGGCGCCGGACGTGCATGTGTATCTGGAGAACGAGTTCTACGAGCACCATTACGAGATCGACTCGCCCGAGGGTGGAGCGGTTCGGCGGTTCGCTCGTTTCGGTGATCGGGATGGATTCCTTGAGCGAGTCAAGGGCGGGGGTATCCAGATGACCGGCGAGAAGCCGAACCCCAACCACGTCTCGGAGGTCATCGAGTTTCGCCGACCTTCGACGCTGAGCCGGTGGTACGGCTTCCCCGACTGGCTGTCGGCCGTGGCGCTGATCGAACTCGTGCAATGCCTCCACCAGTGGAAATATGACTTTTTCCTCAACCGCGGCGTGCCGGAGTTTATGCTGTTCATCCTCGGGCAGAAGTTGCCGACTGCTGACTGGCTCAAGATCGAGACGGCACTGAAGGCGAACATCGGCAAGGGCAACAGCCACAAGTCCATCGCCGTGAACCTCTCCTCGCAGGACATCAAGATTCAGCTTGAGAAACTCGGCATGGATGCAAAGGCGGAAGACGAGTTCGTCGCCACGAAGCAAGAACTCGCGGTCGGGATTGTCACGGCCCACGGCGTACCGCCGCTGCTGGCGGGCATCCTCATCCCCGGCAAGCTCGGTGCGTCCAACGAACTGCCCAATGCCATCAAGGCGTTCCAGGCCCTCAAGATCGGCCCGGCTCAGCGCATCTTCACCCAGACCCTCACGGCCACACTCGGCACGGACACGGGCCTGGGTCTGACGGAGAAAGACTTTCTCCTCAAGACGATCAACGACGAGATCGACCTCGAACTAATGGACACGATGAGCCGGATGCGTGAGCCGGTGGCCAGTGCGCAGCAGAAGGGCCGCAACCTCAAAGACGGCGTGAAAGACTAACTCCCTCGAAAGGATCAACATGACTATTGTGGAAATTGTCGCGATTGCCTTGCTAGCCCTCAATTTTATCTATGCCTCGCACCTGGAAAAAAGGTGCGGACGCCTGAGAATGGAAATCAGAGAATTGAAGGACGATAAAAAGTCCTCCCTTGTCGATGTGTCGTGGGCGAGAGGGGAAATAGGGCATGAGATTGGAAGGTTGAAGGACTCGATCGAGAAACTGAAGGGGTTACACAGCGAACTTGGCTTCACCGAAAACAAACTCAACGACGAAGAATAGCGACGGCAGCGATCAGGGGTGAGAGATGCCGGCAACGATCGAACATCTGGCGAGCTTGATTAGAGTCGGCGACGAAACTCGGACCCACAGCGATCCCTACGACTTCGCCGTGACCATCCGGTGGACGAGTCCCGACACCGTCGAATTGCTCGGATTTTCGGACACGGAAAAATCGGATGAGAAGGACAACAAGAAGCAACTCCGCAAAATGATAAGGGCAGCCCGAGATATTCGCGATCTGCTCGAAACTCAAGGCGTGAAGGAGGCCGTATGGACGCGGAAAAATACACAAACGCAGAGAACGATAAGCAGAAGGCGAAGAAGCGGAACCCTCACTACGACGAGCGATCCCAAGCCTTCGCCGACGTGATCGAGGTTCTGGAACGGATGGTGAAGGAATGCACCCGCCGCAAGGAAACGAGAGAAGGCTTCGGCATCCACCTGGCCATCAAAGCGGTGCAGGACATGGACCTTGTTCACGATTTCTGTACGCCTGACGAGGCTGCTTGATGGACCGCTACGAGGAAACACTGAAGGAGGAATACCCTATGCCTATTCGCACAATTCATTTCCGAGGTCGTCCGCACTGGTATCTCGCGGAGTTCACGTCGCCGCGGCGTTACTTCGCGTGGGTGTCTTGCGGTCCTTGGGTTCGGACAATTCCTTGTTCCTCCTGAGACTTTATGGACCGCTACGAGGTTCATCTGATCTGGGAGGGAGGTCGTACCTCGCTCCTGGGATCGACCAATGACCCGGAAGCGACCGCGATAGCGGCGATGAAGCTCCGGGGAGTTGTCAGCGTCAAAATCTTCGATCTGGAGAAAGGCTGTGGCCGAGAAGGAAGAGACCTTTCTGAAGCGACTGGCGAAGGAACTGGCGCAGCAGGCCGTTAGCTTCGTGCGTCCGTCGATCCCCTCCAAGACCCTGCGAACCGCTCTGCGGGCACAGGTATTCTCCCCAGGCCATTCGAGCGCCTACATCCCTCACTATTGGGCTTTGTATGTCCACGATGGCCGGGGGCCGTTCGGGCCTTATCGTGCGAAGTTCCTTGTGTGGTTTCGAGACCCGAGAAATGATCCGCGGCTCGACAACGGCCATCAGGTCGAGAGGTTCTCGCAGGTCAAGCGGTTGACGAAGGAACAGTTCGCCTTCTGGCTCGATCAGAATCGCATCGCACGCGAGGCGGGGCAACCCGTACCGATGATCGTGACCAAGTTCGTGAAGACGCCGCAGCAGGCGTCTAAGTTCTTCGAGAACGAGCCGGGGGGAGGCATGGCGGGCTTCAGCCGCGTCGCGAACGATGTCGGGACACCGATGTGCCGGAAGCACTTCCTCGACTTTTTGAAGCCGATCCTCGACCTGAGAGGGTCGGTGACTATCTGAAGGTGTATACAAACACTTCTAACCCCTTGCGACGGGCTATGTCGATCATGTGCTTGGTGCCTCTGCTGGACCCGTCCCAAACGGCAACGAGAGCATCCGCATGATTTGCCATCTCTTCGTTTCTCAGATACCCCGCGGAACGACCGTGCTTGTCCCAATCAGCAGGGAACCGTTTGACGGGGATGTCCAAGGCGTTGGCCCAATGCTCTCCAGCAGAGTCAGCCCCTCTCGCGGTGCCTGATATAACTTCGGAGATGGACGACTCGAACGGGCAATCATTTAAGGCCCGGTAGACTTCCGGCAACCCTGCCGTGCGGCTGCCTGCGACGATTGTTCGCATCTAACTCTCCTATTACGCCGAGGATCGTTCCGCGTCGGAGATGTCATAAATCTCCGGCCACATGAGAGGCTTCTTGCTGATGTCGATCTTGCTGCCGTCCGTGGCGTCGAGGACTTCGAGGCCGAGCATCAAGGCCAGATCCAACTCCCATCGAGCTCCCGCACTCTGACCCCACATGGGCATGAGGGCGATGCCATCGCAGCCCGCGATCTCCTGAGCGTCGCGGGCGAAGCACTTGCGCATGAACTCCGGCGTGGCCGTGTCGGTGTGCTCGTTGAAGCCGACCTCGCGATCGATCTCGGCAGGCGACACAACCTCATGGCCGAGTCTGCGGAGGTAGGCCGCGTAGTTATCGAACGCGGGGAAGTTATAGAGCGGGAAACCTCTCATCGGTCCTGCTAGGTAAATCTTCATGCTGCGGCTCCTTGCCTTAGACCCACATACCGTCCGGGGATGTGCGTATTTGCTAAACACAAAGCGTCTGAGTGCCCGTAGGCTACGAGTACGGAAGGGCCTCCCGCGTTCGCGGCAGCACGTGTGCCGTCAACGCGGTGGAAGTGCAATCTGCCCTTCAAGAACAACAAAGCCGACGCCCTCTCCCAGATCTGACTGAAGAACATCTCGGTCTCTGTTCGAGCGAAGATTATGGCCATGCCTTCGCCGTGATCTGCCAGTTTCTTGAGCCATTTGCGAGTCTCCGGCCCGTAGGGAGGATTCAACCACACTCTCCCGTACCAAGGCAACGAGAGGCCGTCGTCTTCGGCGGTGTAGTGTCGTGTCGCGGTATCCCACGGACGGTCGATCGGAGAGCAAGGGTCAAGGTCGAACTTTCCGAGAAGGGCCAGCAAGTCGGGCGGTGTAAGCCACTGGTCGGTCTTGCCTTGAAAGCCTCTCTGATGTCCTCCGATCCCTAACTTCATGTGGCTCTCCTTGTCTTCTGTGCCTGCCTCACACGGAGGGTGTCGTAACCCACTTCGACACTTGTCGCTTTACAAATGCATCGATACGTTCGTATTCTTCCTTGGCCCAATACGCCAGGCCGATCGCGTCCATGACGTGCTTCCAGTCCGACTTTTTCAGGCCCTCGCATCGCGGCGCCGGGGTTATCCATGTGAGGGGGACTACGTAAGGATCCTTGCCGCCTTTCATCTCGTAGGTAGCTCCTCCCGCCTTAATGAATGTGCGAGCCTGATGAATCTTCTTCGGGACCGACCCCTTCCACTTCTGAGGCTTGGGCATCCAGACCCGATGGAAATACAACGCCGCGGCAGCCGCGCCGGTCACATACGCAAGGTCGAGCAAGTCGC